AACATGCCACCCAGACATACAAAATCAGAATTTGCATCTTTCTTGCTACCAGCATGGATGGTGGGCCGTGAGCCAAAATTAAAGATTATACAAGCAACGCACACGGGTGAGCTCGCAATAAGATTTGGTCGTAAGGCCAAGAACCTAATCGATAGTGAAGACTATTCAAAAATTTTTAAAACAAGATTACAAGAAGATTCTAAAGCCGCAGGGCGTTGGGAGACAGCGCAAGGTGGAGAATATTTTGCAGCGGGTGTTGGAGGAGCAATAACTGGTAGAGGTGCAGACCTACTAATAATTGACGATCCACACTCGGAGCAAGATGCAATGTCCAAGACTGCATTAGAGGGGGCATACGAATGGTATACATCAGGTCCTCGTCAACGTCTTCAACCAGGCGGTAAGATCGTTTTAGTTATGACTAGATGGTCTACAAAAGATTTAACAGGTATGTTAATTAAAAATCAAACAGAGGCAAAAGCTGATCAGTGGGACGTGGTCGAGTTTCCAGCAATCATGGACCATGGACCAGTGTGGCCTGAATATTGGAAGCAAGATGAACTTGAGAAAGTAAAAGCAACACTGCCCGTATCTAAATGGAACGCACAATGGATGCAAGAACCAACGTCAGAAGAAGGTGCCATATTAAAACGTGAATGGTGGAGAACTTATGATAGTGAAAATATTCCACAACTACATCATGTCATACAATCTTACGACACAGCGTTTTTAAAAAAGGAGACAGCTGATTACAGTGCCATTACAACCTGGGGTGTTTTCTATCCGTCCGAGGACCAAGGTGCAAATTTAATATTATTAGATGCTATAAAAGGTAGGTATGAGTTTCCAGAATTAAGACGTTTGGCCTTAGATCAATATAAATACTGGCAGCCAGAATCTGTTATTGTAGAGGCAAAAGCATCAGGTCTACCACTCACATACGAGCTGAGGAAGATGGATATACCGGTTGTAAACTTCACACCATCAAAAGGAAACGACAAGCACGCACGTGTAAATGCAGTTGCACCTTTGTTTGAATCTGGTATGATATGGGCTCCTGAGCAAAAATTTGCTGAGGAAGTCATTGAGGAGTGCGCAGCATTCCCCTTTGGCGATCATGATGACCTTGTGGATTCTACAACACAAGCGATTATGCGATTCAGACAGGGCGGTCTGATCGGTCACCCTGAAGACTATGTAGACGAAAAGGCAGAGAAACCTAAAAGGAATTATTATTAATGAGCATATTTAAGGCATTTTTTGGTTTAGGTAAAATACCACAAGTTGTAAAATTTTTTGAGTTTAAATCTTTTGATGATGTTAACAAAATGGGTGGTGCGATCGCACAAATAAAACAACAAGTTAGAGAAGGTGGTTTGCAACTTACAAAATCTCAACAAAAATTTTTAGACGACCAAATGAAACAAGTTGAAATGGTGTTTGAACAATTACAACAACCGACAAAAGAAACAGGAATTAAAAGCACACAGTCTGCAAAAATTTTTGATCTACAAGGTCAAGAAATACCTCAAGGATCTAAAATTATGGGCGGTAAGGCTGTTGACGATACTAAAATGATAGACGATGCAATTGAAAACGCATCACCAGGATTTGTAAAAGGGGATACTAAATATAACGCAGAACTTGTTGCAGAAGATTTAGCAGAACGAATGGGTGTAGTTTACGATGATCTTGATACAAGACAAAGAGCAGATATTTATGGTAAGGCGTATGATCGTCTATCAAAAAGAAATTTTCAATTAAGACAAACAGAAAAACAAATTGCTGAAAGATTAGGTAGAGAAAACAAAAAAGCAGTTGGTAACATACGTAAGAAAAAATTAAGAGATGAGATTTCTAAACTTGACGATAAAATAGAAGCTCGAAAACTTCAATTAGAACAAAGAGGTGTTGAAGACTTTGAAACAGATAGTTTATTCAATAAATTAGATGAACAAAGAAATGATTTAGAATTAAAACTAGATTTTGAAGACATGGTAGATCCAGAAGACATGGCACAAGGTGGACGTGCAGGATATTTTTTAGGTGGTTTAGGTAGAATAATAAAAGCGGCTAGTGAAACCAGTCCACTTCAAGCTTACAAAAGATATTTACAAAGCGTCAAAAACAGAGCACAAAAAGGTGATATGAAATCACTAGCACCAGAACTTGGTGTGGTTACAGCCGGCGGTATATTTATTAACAGACGTGTGCAAGATGTTTTGAAAAACATGAAAGAAAAAGATATGGAGAATAATCTAGAGAATTTTAAAAAAGAATTAAATGCAGATCCTTTCTATAAAAAATATCCAGAACTTAAAGATAAAACAATTGAAGCCTATACGGAAAGATTATTTGGTGAAAAGAAAGCAGACGGTGGACGTGCAGGGTTTAAAGAAGGTAATAAAAAAATTACTATAGATGCTGCAGGATCCAAGTCTGGTAAACAACAAATCATGGGTGCACCCAAAGGTATCACTGCTGATCGTGAATCAATCGATGCTATCATAAAAGCAGACATACCTATCTCTGAAAAAATAGATCTTCTTGCAAAATATCAATACGGTAAAGGTCGAACTAGAATTGAAAAAGATGGTCAAGAAATATTTTTAGATGAAGGTGGATTCAAAAGCAGAGATATTGGATTAGGTTTTAACAAAGAAGGTGAAGGTATCGGTGGAACTTTAACATATAATCTAGAATCAGGTGAACCTGAGTTTAATATTGGATTTAGAAAAAGATTTAATGAGGGTGGTCGTATTGGTTTTAAAGATGGTATGACTAGAAGAACATTCATGAAAATTTTAGGTGGTGCAATGGCTATACCTATTGTTGGTAAGTTTTTAAAGTTAGCCAAAGTAGGTCAAGCAGTTAAAAAAGTCCCTATAATTAAAACTGCAGATGTACCGGGTAAACCAGAATGGTTTGATCAGTTAGTTAATAAAGTTATTACAGAGGGTGACGACATGACTAGACAATTTGCAACTAAAGAAAGAGAAATTGTACACGCAACAAAAATAGATGAAGACAATTTTGTAATAGTAACACAAGATTTAGACGAAGGTGCTGTAAGAGTTGAGTATCAAAGTGACGCTAATGTATTTGGTGAAACGGTTCAATTACAATACAAAAAACCATTACCTGATGAAAGTGTTCCAAATCCTAAAGCAGAGTTCACGACAGCAGAGTCAGGCCCGGTTGGAAGACAAGTAGGTCCTGATGATTATGATATAGAGGTCGACGAGGTTGGTGGTACGAGTATCAGAGATCTTGATTCAGACGTATCGAAACTAAAAGAATATGCGACAGGTCAAAAACCAACGATGAAAGAACTCGTGCAAAATATCGAACGAAGAAAAAAAGCTCAAAGAATAACAGACGACCCTGAAGCTCAATCAGATGCATTAATTAGAAGACAAGGTGAGGCTTTTCCTGACACACCTGGTGAAGACTTTGCATCGGGCGGTATTGCTAGAATGTTAGGAGAGTAATGTCTAAGTTAAAAGTATTAGGTAAATTAAATCCTGTCCAATACAAACAGATGTTGGATCATCTAACAAAGAAAAAAATTAAAAATCCATTTATCGATGCAGATGACATTGTCGTAAACAAAAAACCTGAAGTTGAAGAAAGAGAAGTAATCAATGCGTTTATGAGACGTAATCCAAGACAAGACTTGGCCGGTGGTGGTATGTTAGTGCAACCAGGTTTTGGTGGCACGAGGCAGGGGTATGCTAAAGAGAAACCAAAAGATCCTAGAAATACAGGAGTAGGTAAGGGCAGTCCAGGTATTCCTAAAGATTATGAACCTAAAAGAGATCAATTATACACTCCCGAAGTTAGAGCAAAAATATCAGAAACAAGAAAAAAACAGTTTTTAGAATCACCATTAGGAAAAAGACTTAAGTGGATTGCAGATAATGGAAAAAATTATGACAGTCCATTAAAAATGAAAAAAGCTTATGAAAAACATTTTAAACATACATTAGGTACAGAAGCAGATGCTCTTTTTTACACTGTTAAAGGTGGTAAAAATGTAAGCGTAACTCTTGGAAAAAAGGGCCTTGAAGTTTTAAATAAAAGAATTCCCCTAGATAGAGTAGATAATTTAACGAACCCTGGTAAGGCAAAAAGTTCAGTTTTTGCTTTTACAAAAGAATTTTCAGAAGATGAAATTTTTAAAGCTTCAATAATTCAAAATAACCCTAAAGTTAGAAATAAATTTATAGATTTATTTGCTGACATAAACGAAAATGTAGGGACTTATTCAGTAGAACTAGGGCCAGAGGAAATGGTTTTAAAATTAAGAAGTAAGGGGGGTTATTTATTAGATAGTTATGAAAAAGGTGGTTTTGATTTTCTTTTCTCTTACCCAAGACCAGGGGATCCTATGCAAACCATAGGAGGGGTTCACAAAGGAATTACTAGAAATACTTTACTAAACGCAGGTGTTCCAGAAAAACATATCCAATCTTTTCAACTTGTTAGAAAACCTTTGGAATCGATAGAAAAAATTTTAAATAAAGTTAGCACAAATCCAAATTATGCAAAAAAAGTCTGGGGTGTGGGTGCTGGGACTTCAAAAAAAATAGCTAGTCAACTTAATAATTTTATGGAAGGACAAGCAACAGCTAAAAAAATTGTAAGAGATTTAGACAATATATTTATAAAAGGGCAGATGAGCAAAGAGGGGTATACAGGAACAGTTGATTCTTATTTAAAAACAGACGCTGGAAAAACAGCAAGTAATAACTTTAGTAAAGTTTTTGGTGGGACTCAATTTGATCACACTTTAGCAAAATCAATTGGAAGAGATTATAAATATTTACCTAGAAATTATTTATTAAAAGGACAATTTACAACAGGAAAATTTAATAGAATTAAAAAAGATGTTTTTGATTTACCTTTAATTGAACTGTTAAAAGGTTATGAAAAGAAAAAAGTTAGTGGAGCCGAAATTAAAAATTTTATTGATGATTTTAATAAAAAAACCGGAGGTTATGCTGATTTTACTTTTGATGAAAAAACAGGTAAAATTGTTTATCCTCAAGAAAAAAAAGTAATTTATGATTTAAGTAGATATTCAAATCCAGAGGTAGTTAGACAAGAATTAGAAAAAAATATTAGATTAACAACAAGTTCTAAATTTCAAAAAAATTTTAAAGAAGCCATATCTAAAGAAAATTTAAAGGTTTTTAAATCTCAAGAGGCTAAAAATATTTTAAACAACATTCAAAGCTACAGTAAACTATCTAAATGTAAAGTTAATCTTAAAGCGGATGGTGGTCGTATAGGTTTTGCAAATAGTATTGAGTGTATTCAAGATGGATTAAAAGAACAAAAAATAGCAGCACAACAAGGAAATAAAAAAGCTGCACGAGAATTAGTGCAAGTTGGTAAAGTTGCAACACGAGCTGGGTTATTAAAAAATTTGTTAGGTCCAGGAGCCCTTCTTGGTGAAGCAGTAATTGAAGGAGCAATCATCGGTAACAAAGTTTTAGGTGGTAAACCCTCTGACATCGCTTACGCTGAAAGTTATTTATCTTATTTAGATCCTAGAAAATATAGAGGAGAACTCGATCCATTAAAAATGGCAAGAGAAGATATGTTAACTAGAGAAGTTGAAGATGCAGAGGGTAATATCAAAACAATAGCTGCACCAGGTTCTAGTATTTTAAAATCAGGATTTGCAGCACAAGATCAACTATCTGCTTTTAATGAAGCAGTAGAAGATAGAGATATTGCAAAAGCTAGAAATAGAATAGATCAATATTTACCTGCTGCAGCAGATGCAAGAGAACAAGGTGCAAGAGCCGATCAATCTGCAAATATAATATCTAGTGATTCGTTTAAAGATGCATCAAGACTTGCACAAGAATATTTACAAGGACAAACAGGTGCTAACATAGCTAAATATAGAACGGATGATTTTGGAAGATTTGAAAGCGGTGGAGAAAGAGATCTTAGAAGACGAAGAATGCAAGAGATGAAAGATTTGTACCCACAATATTCAGATCAAGAATTAATTAACATGTTGGAAGGTGCCGGATATGATCCGCAAGATGTTATTAATCAAAAAACAACAACAAGAATTACTCCTGCGGTTACGTCAACTTTGACAGGACTAGATCAATTGAGAACAGCTTTTCAAGAACAAGATGCACTACAGAGAATAGCAGATGCAGGTGGAGTTGCTAATCTAGCAGGCGGCGGTATCGCTAAATTAGCAGGTGATTCATCCGGTAGACCACCAGAGTCAGGACCAAACTCACAAGGGTTGCAAGGTCTAATAAAACGTGTTAAGAACTTATAGGAGTATAAATGGCAGATATAGAAAAAGGACTCCCGAATACTAGAACTAAAATTGAAGTTCCTTCAGAAGAAGAACTACAAGAAGTTGCTGTTCAGGAACCAGAAGAATTAAAAGGACCTATCGAGGTTGTGCCTGAAGAAGATGGTGGTGCAACAATCGACTTTGAACCGGGAGCTATAAATATACCGGGCACAGAAAATCA